CTTGTTTTACTTTGATATAGAAATCAGGGAAGTATCTGTGCATCCTACCATCTAGAGGGGAACGGTAGGGTATGATAATCTCTTCACTGCCCCACTCAATAATTGCATCACTTCTGTCACAGTAGAGCATAAACCTACGCTCCCACGAAGAACGATAGACGATGTTGTTGTAATCGCCTCTATATTTTTGAGGTTTATTGGGAACATATCTTCCCTTATGTGGTTTATATGCCATGACAATCCGTATAAATACTTTCACAGGGTTACTTAGGACTATTTATATGGCACTTCTAACAAACATAAAACGACAAAATGATGAGCAAATTGGGCCTAACTTTATAAGTTATCCAAAAGAACTTGGTACTATGGAAAGAAATAAACACTATGTGATGTTCTTTATCAACGTACAAACAAGTGCTAAAATTGATTTTGAGGCACAGAAAAAACAAGACCAAGCACGAATTGATGAACTTGAAGCCTTTGGTGGGCGTCAAATTAGTAGGCCCTCACCCCCATCCCCCAGAACGAATCCAGATGGTTCTACTCTAACTCTAAAGAGAGCTCCTACAAAAAGACTATCTCAAGCAATTGCACTGTATATGCCTTCACAACTACAAATGAGTCAAAAGGCAGGATATGGTGAAGCAGAAATAGGGGTTGCTGTTGCGAATGTTATGGCTGGTTACGATGCAGTTCAATCAGACGCATCATTTAACGAACTAGCAAAAAGGTTTATAGGACAGGGTGAGAATATAGTAAAGGATATGGCTACTGGTGCTTTAGATGCAGTTGCAGCTGGAACAAAAGCAGCAAGAGATATTAATCAGGGTAGAATTCGTAACAACAGGTCAGAGATGGTATTTGAGGGTATTGATAGAAGGTCTTTTGCATTTACATTTAGAATGTTACCCACATCTCCAAAAGAAGCACAAGATATCGAAGATATTATTACAGCATTTAGATATCACGCAATGCCAGAGATTGATGGTTCAGACCCTACTGGAAGAACAATGACAGTACCTTCTACATTTGATATTGAGTATCATCCAAACACACACCTACATAAAATATCTACATCAGTTTTAGAATCAGTTGATATTCAGTATGGTGGAGAACGTCCACAATTCTTCACTGATGACCAACCAGTGGAAACGCAACTTACACTGAACTTCAAAGAATTAGAAATTATTACGAAAAAACGTATTGCGGCAGGGTTTTAAATATGGCATATTTTAGACAGTTTCCAATAGTTGATTATGATGTTAAAACCAGTGGAGAGTTTATACTGATGACAAACTTGACCAGAAGGGTTAGGTTTAAAGATTTTGTAAAAAACAATAATGTTGCTTTTGATTTTTATGATGTGAAGTCGGGCGAAACCCCAGAATATATTGCACATGAGTTTTATGGGGATGCAGAACTTCATTGGATTGTGTTGATGGCAAATGATATTGTGGATTATTATACAGAGTGGCCTATGACACAGCATTCATTTGAAAAGTATGTCAAAAGTAAATATACAGATGTAAATGGTATTCATCACTACGAATATGCACAAGAATCTGGAGACACCACTATCCTTATTGAGATGCCGACTGATTCTGCAAACACTATTCCTGTCGGTGCTACCCCCATAACAAACTTTGAATATGAAGATAGATTACAGGATGCAAGGAGAAGAATAAGACTTGTCACACCAGACTTTGTATCTCAAATAAAAAAAGAATTCAGAAACAAGATGAACGGATAAGAAATGGCGGAATTAAAATACGCTGGTGAGTTTATTGTTGAAGAGTGTACCCTATGTACAGTGGGTGGACTAGAACTAGATTTAAAAGAACAGTTCAGTAATATAAGTATTTTTGAGGATATCTACTCAAATTCAATCACTGGTAGCATATCATTTGTTGACACAAACAACTTAACTGCTAATGCTTCTATTGTAGGACAAGAGAAGTTGCGTCTTATCATTATGACACCAAATGCCGATGATGATACCGACCGTTCTATCTGTGTTAATTTTACAGATAGTCCTTTACACGTTTATCAGGTTGCAAATAACGTCAATATTAATGACAGAACAAAAGTATTTACTCTAAGGTTCACAACAGCTGAATTTGTAAGAAACCAAAGAATTAGAGTCAAACAGTCATTTTCTGGAGAACCAACCGATATCATCAAAACGGTTATCAGAGGCCAAGAGTATTTGAATTCTAAAAAAGAATTCTATTACGAAGATTCTACTAATCTGTTCAAAATGATTGCTCCTAATAAACGCCCATTCGATTTCATTAACGACCTATCTAAAAGATGTCTATCCAAAGACTATAATTTCTCACCAAGTTTTCTATTCTTTGAAACTTGTCAGGGATATTTCTATAGAACAATTGACAGTATGATGGATAGAAAGAACCCTAAGATGGTGTACAGGGAACTTACACCTTCAGAGGATCAAACCAAAACTGCACTTAATCTTAGCAATATTCTTAGTTATGATGTTGTGAGTTCTAGGGATACCGTATTGCAAGCAAGAGCAGGGATGCTGTCCTCAAACTATCTAGAGGTTGATACGTTCAATAAAACCTTTACTAAGTTTGCATATGATTATGCAAAAGATTATGAGAAACAGGTTCATGTAGATGAACATAATGGATATGGTTCAAAGAAAGCTATTCCCCTTTCCATGGCAAGGGATGACTATGGCAATAGAATAACAGAATATCCAGAAACATCACAGTATCTTCAGTATACACAAAGAAACAAACCAGCAACAGATGGTGGACAATTAAACCCAGCATATGATACTGATGTAGATTACAATGGACATGATATTTGGTTGCAAAGAAGAATGGCTAGAAATGTTTCTATGGACACTGCAATCACACTAAGACTTGCTGTGTCAGGAAACACGGCAGTTCATGCTGGTGACATGATTGGTGTACAGTTAAAGAATCAGTCATCATCTAATGAAGAGTTAGACCCATACCTATCAGGAAAATATCTTATTAAAAACTTGAGACATGAATTTAAAAACGGCCCAGGCAAAATGATGCATGATTTACATATTGACTGTGTTCGTGATTCAGTACAAGATTCATATCCATCAGCAGGGGTAACAGCAACTGACAGTGGAAAACAAATAGATTCAAAAATCCCAAAGGGCGATGAAGATTCATCCCCAGTATCATTCTAAGGAGGCAACTGACAACACACAGTTTGTTATGATAACCATTAACCAAACATAGAGGTAGCAAATGCAAACCAAACTCAAAAATCGTATTAAGAACATGACATTTCAAAAGACACTAGATAGAGAGATAAAGGTTGAGAATACTAAAGAGACTAAATACTATGAGGAAATGTATAAACAGCGAACGATGGAGTTGTTAGGATTAAAACATGAAGAACTTTACGGAACTACAAGAGGGAGTCTATGATCCCAATATTTTCAAGGCAATCTTTTTAGCAGGAGGGCCTGGCAGTGGTAAGTCATATGTAGTCAGAAAAACTACTGGTGGACTTGGCATGAAAATCGTAAACAGTGATGACATTTATGAAAAGATGCTCAAAGATGTTGGATTAGAAACTACACCAGAAGATATCTTTTCTGATAAAGGACAAGAAGTTCGTGTAAAAGCAAAAGCTGTTACTAGACGTATGCAGGCAAACTTTTTACAGGGCAGACTAGGACTTATCATTGATGGTACTGGTAAAGACTATGATAAAATTGCTGGACAGGTTGCCGGACTAAAGAAGATTGGTTATGAGTGTTCTATGATCTTTGTTAATACATCACTGGAAACTGCACAACAAAGGAATAGAGACCGTAAACGCACATTGCCAGAAGACCAAGTTGCTGATATGTGGAACGGCGTCCAACAAAATATTGGTAAGTTCCAGAGACTATTTGGTAATTCTAATATGATTATTGTGGACAACAATGATGCTGGTGAGGATGTGTTTGCTAAAGTGTGGAAACGGTGTATGCTCCTAGTAAAGAAAAAAGTAACGAATCACCTTGCAAAAAGGTGGATTAATAACGAATTAAACAAGAAGAAACGATAAAAACAATAAAAAAACTTTACAAGGCCCTGTTTTTACAGGGTCTTTTTTTGTCTTTTTTACTTGACTTGTTGTGAAAACAATGGTATTGTATATAAGTAAGATGAGTTGAAAGAGAAAGAGAGTTAATTATGTTTCGTATGAATGATTTCCACACTGTTGAGGGTATGACTTGGGATGACGCAGTTCGCATCATCAAGGGCCGTGCGAATGATAACTTGCTAGAAGGTATGGAATATATGAATGACCTTTGGGATCGTTACATTGCAGACCAGAATGCATTCTACAACGGTGAGAAAGATGAGATGATCTACGGTGACGATGATGATTTCTTTGAACACTGGTGTTATGAATGCACTGCCTATAACATTGTGTTTGGGGGTATGGGTAAACTTTTCGGAGAGGCAAAATAATGATCGAACAGTATGAAAATGAAATCGTGAAGTTGGAAAAACTACTAAACAAGTTTGGTGGTAACACTTCTGCTGTAAAAATGAAGAAGTATGCAATCGAAAAAAAGATTGATGCATACAAAGATATCGTAAAAGAAATGAAACTAATCCTAGAGGTGATTGCATAATGGATATGAAAGAAATTACACAACTACAAATCCAATATATGTACTTCAAAGATATGTTGGAACGTATTGAAAAAATCAAAAAGAAAACGCCTGGTAACGGTTTTGCTAAAATGAAGTGTAAAGAAAAGATGGCAGAACTTGAAGCTATTTTTGATGAGATAGACTTTGCTGCTCAAATAACTTATGACTAAGACAAAAAAACTCTTGACTTGTTATGATAACTATGGTAGCATATAAAGACAATAGAGAAGGAGAGATTATGAATTTTGTTGGTACTAAAGATGCGTATGAGATTTACAAGGAAGCCCTTAATATTATGGGTAATGACCTTGCAAACAAATATACGAACTATGTGCAAAAGAAACAAGGTATTCAGAAAAGAGGTAAGGTTGCCCTATCTGATTCAAGTCGTAACAAGTGTTACACTGCCGAGTTCGCTGCAATTCGTGAGTTCAAGAAACAGGGTGGTGTTGTAAAGACACTTAATGTCAAACAGACTAAGGCGTACTTCAAGAAGGTTGCAAAGTCCAAGACATACCTAACCCTATGTCACAGTACTGAGGCTTCCTCATTTGGACATAAACAACCGACACTTGAGATAAACAACTTTAGGGGTGCTACTGCTGGTACTGCTTCTAGTTGGGGAAATATGCGTCTACAGGAACAGAATAGTGAATACACTGTAATCCATGAGTTCGCCCACTTGTGTGGCAATATGCACCATGATATTGGATTCCGTAGGGATGTAATCAAACTTGCATCACGGTTTATGGGAACGCAGTTTGCTAAGATACTCAAGGCAGAATTTAAGAAGGCCAA